CAGGAGGCGCCAATGCCAATGAAAGGCTTATGCGCTCGCATGGGAGTGACACAGACACAGATGATATGTCTGAAGCCAAAAGGCCTGTTCGCCACAAGAAGACCGCCGAACAGAAAAAGGGGACCCGCAAGAAGCGTAACGAGCAGCTCACGCAACAACTTGCCATTCTTAAGGGAATTGATGGGATCAAGGAGAAACTTGGTGGCAGAGCACCAATTAAAGGTAAAGGTAGGTACAAGCAACCCAAGAGAGGGATGTCGAAGCTTGGAGGTAAAGGGAGTTACTGGTCTGACCTTGGTGGTAAGGCCGGGAACTTCCTTGGGTCAAAAGCCGGTGGATGGTTGGAGAAACTCTTCAATTCTGTAACTGGCCAGGGGGCGTATGCCTCTGTTGATATGCCTTACCAAGTGCAATCGAATTCCTTGCTTAATGGGGCACCCGCCCCCATTATGCACAGTGATGGGACCACCACTCCGATATTTCATCGTGAGTTCCTTTTTAATTTGCCTATGACAGAGGCATTCTCCATCACCGTTCTTGTGATCGACGTTGTAGACCCCGTGACTTGCCCCTGGCTCAGTGCCATCGCCCCCAGCTACCAGCAGAACCGGTGGGAGGGAGCCATGGTTGACTTGAAGACTTTATCCCTCATGGCTGTGTCTTCTAGCACTGGTGCTGCAGGCGCGGGATCCGTGACAACAGCATTTATGCCCGACGTGTACGCCCCCGAGCCTACGTCGAAGGCTGAACTTGCTAATCTGCAATTCTCGGTCTCAGGAATGCCCCAGGAATCTCAACTCGCACCCATTGAGTGCGCTTCATCTCTTACCGGCATTACCACGCTCAAAACAAGGAGCCCCGGTATTATTCCCCCTGATCTTCAGTTTTATCAACAAGGAAAAGTCTACATTGTTACTGAGGGAGCACCGAACGATTATCCGGGTGCAATGGAAATTTGGTTGACGTACCACGTTAGCCTCATCAAACCTCAGCTCGCATTGTCTGCACGACTTGGCCTTGGCTGCTGCCTCAACATTGCTGGTGCCGTTGATCACAATGGCTTTGAGCCTGACTCACCCGAATGGCGTTTCAATACGCTTGGTGCACAGTTGGTGGCTCCCAACAACAACGATGTCATCCTCCCCTACAATATCCAGTCAAACACCACCTTCTTGCTTGTTTGGCAGATCGCGGGAGACACTACTGCAGCAGTCAAATGCCCACAACTCTCTTTTGATAATGGACTCAGTCTCATCTCCGCTTTTAACAATCATTCAGGACAATTCAGCGCCACCAACTACAAATTTCCAACTTCCAGTGCCACTAGCACTTATATGTTTTACGTTGGCGCTTTACATTACGACGGTTCTGGAACACTCAACGAGCCGCCCATCATATCTGTCACCTCTGGCAGCGAAGTTTACCCTGATAACAATCTTGGAACGCTCGTTCTCAACGTCATTGACACCAACTTCGGTCCACCCTTGCTTATGTCTGGCACACGACGGATGCTCCATCCCATTGCTGCCAACATGATTGCTCCTCTCCTGCCTCATTCACACACCACGCGGGCTTTGAACCCATGCCGCGAGTGTGGGGTTAAGTGTGGGACTGAGTTTTGCAAGGAGTGCTTGTCATCCAGACACCTCGCTTCCACCATGCTTCGACCACATTATCATCCAATTACGAACCATGAACCCGAGCGTTCCGCCAGGCCCCACCCTGCCCCTGAACACAAGCGCGACGTCCAGGATCAGCTGGACGAGGTCCCCTGGGATTCATTGTCGCACGCAGTTCATTTTCTCCCAAAGATTCGTTCCGAGGTAGAATCGGACGCGCGTGAAATCGAGGAGCATGTGCAACGACTTGCTATCCTCCGCCAGCGAC